TCTCTTAAAGCGTGAGCCCCAGGTTGACGCACACCCACTGCATGGCGCTGAAGCCGACTCAATCTTAAGACTAATGCAGCCCGACCTTCGTCACGTTGCAGTTTCTAACGCTGCTGGTACTCCGATGAAAGAGGACAAAACTCTCGCAGACGGCAGGACCATGACTGCTCCAAAGCTTATTCGACGATTAACAAGCTTTGACGGCACAACGCTCACCCTCTTCGTCATCGGCGGCGGCACAGCACTCGTTGCTGATGCAGCAACTACTCTTACAGGTGGCGACGGTGATGCCCAAGAAATCGTAGTTGAGTTCGGAATGGCTGACAACATCATTGCTGGTCCTAACTCCATTGGTTCAGTTGTCGGTGCCAAGGCTTGGGAAATGGAAGGTTCAGCAGCATTGCCAGAAATCGCAATCAAGGTTGACTCAACAGCTATCACTGCTGTAACTCGTAAGTTGAAGGCTTCTTGGACTCCAGAGCTTGCTCAGGACTTGAACGCTTATCACAACTTGGACGCAGAGGTTGAATTGACTGGAATTCTTTCAGAGCAGATTGCTTTGGAAATCGACCAGGAAATCCTCTCAGACCTTATCTCAGGTGCCAAGGCTTCAAAGCTTTACTGGTCACGTCGTCCAGGTCTTTTCGTCAACCGTGTAAACGGCTCTGACGCTACATCACTTGACTCACCACCTGACTTCACAGGTTCAGTAAGCGAGTGGTACGAGACTCTCATTGAGACTATCAATGACGTTTCAGCCGACATTCACCGTAAGACTCTTCGTGGTGGTGCTAACTTCTTGGTTTGTGGACCAGAGGTTGCCAACATCCTTGAGTTCACTTCTGGTTTCAGAGCTTCAGTCACTCACGACGACGCTACTGGTTCAGTTGGTGCGGTTCAAATCGGTTCAATCAACAAGAAATGGGACTTGCACGTAGACCCTTATTTCCCACGTAATGTTATTCTTGTTGGTCGTAAGGGCAGTTCATTCCTTGAGAGTGGCTTTGTTTACGCTCCTTACGTTCCATTGCAGGTTACTCCTACAATCTTCGACCCAGACACATTCACTCCTCGTAAGGCAGTGATGACTCGTTACGGCAAGAAGATGGTAAGACCTGACATGTTTGGTCTTGTTATCGTTCGTGACCTTGAGGGTTAATTCGAACAGTAGCATTTAGAGTCTAACTCTAACAAATGAGCCCCTTCCGCAAGGTTGGGGCTTTTTTTGTATTTCTCAAACTACTTACTAAGTGAAAATGCGGAGGAATCCATTAAATGTCAAAGCCTACACTAACGCCAGCGCAAACAACAAGCGTCATTGTCCTACCAGAGAACTATTCAGTTCCAACCTATGTCGCAAAAGACCAGCCAGGTTATGCAGCTTCACCTTATAAAGAGTTGATTACTTCATTTCCTTTTGGAACCTATGCAAACGAGGACTATTGGTTCGACGCAGCAGGTGCGGCTGACCCAACACAGGTTGATACTTTTCTTTCAGGCTCTGCTGACCAAGTTGCCTTTACCTATAGAAAACTCGGTGGAGATGTTCTTGATATTGAATTAACAAAAGAACAAGTGTTCGCTGCTTATGAAGAGGCTGTTTTAGAATATTCTTACATCTTAAACATTCACCAAACAAAGAACACTCTTTCTAATTCACTTGGCAATGCTACGGGCTCTTTTGACGAAGACGGAATGATAACAGAGGTTTCAGGGTCAGACCACCCAGTTGTAAATGACCACACCCACGTTTCCTTATTATATCCAAGATTTGACTTTGCCTATGCAAGAAGAGTTTCATCAGGCATTTCAGAAGAGGTTGGCGTAGGCGGAAACACGACAGTCTATTCAGCTTCTATCGACATTACTGATGGCGTTCAAGACTATGACATTCAAGCCAAGATTACATCGGACGCAGATTGGATAGCAAAGTTGCCATTTTCAGGCTCCGCTGACGCAAACAAGCTTCTTATTAAAAAGGTCTATTACAAGACAGCAAGAGCAATGTGGCAATACTACGGATATTACAACGGTGTAAACGTTTTAGGAAACTTGTCAACCTATGGTCAATATTCCGACGACTCAACTTATGAGATTGTTCCTGTTTGGCAGAACAAGATGCAAGCAAAGGCTTATGAAGAGTCACTCTATGTAAGAGGCTCACACTATTCTTATGAACTAAGAAACAATAAGTTAAGAATCTTTCCAATTCCAACTGGAAACGGCTCACCAGAAAAGATTTGGATTGAGTTCGTTTATCCAACTGATACTTGGGCTGAAGACCCTGCTGCTGGTAAGACTGGACAAGAAGGCGTAAACAATATGAACACTATGCCTTTACAGAACATTCCTTATAAAAACATTAACTCTATTGGTAAGCAGTGGATTAGAAGATTCGCACTTTCCTTATCAAAAGAGATGTTAGGGCTTATTCGTTCAAAGTTCTCGTCTATCCCTATTCCAGGTAATGACATTTCAATGAACGGTGATGCTCTTGTTTCAGCAGGCAAGGAAGAGCAGACAGCACTTCGTGATGAACTAAAGACAACTCTCGACGAATTAACTTATAGCAAGTTATTAGAGTCAGATGCAGAGACAGTCGAGAACTCAAACAGAGTAATGGTTAAGATTCCAACAGCCATTTTCACAGGATAAGGAGGTTCAATAGATGTCAGACGAATGGTCACAACCAGAAGCTCCACCTCCACCAATGTTCACTGGTAAGAAAGAACGAGACCTTGTAAAACAAGTAAATGATGAACTCATTGAAAGAGTCATAGGTCAAACAGTTGCTTATTACCCAGTAGATATGAAAGCTTCCAATTTCCATTCTCTCTATGGTGAAGCTATTGAAAAGACTTTCCTTCCACCAATAAGAATCTACGCTCTTGTTGAAAAAGCCGAGACTGATAGAACTTATTCTAACTATGGGGTTGACAAAGTGCAGAACATTGTGGTACACTTTCATAAGCGTAGATTAACAGAGGACCAAGACCTCTTTGTCAGAGAAGGCGACTTTCTTCTTTATGATAATCAGTTCTACGAGATTTCAGATTTATCTCAACCAAGATATCTTTTTGGTCAAGAAGGTCAGAAGTTTGAAATAACAGCAACTTGCAGAAAGGCAAGAGAGGGTTCATTCGATGGCAGATAAGCCTTTAAAGGAAATTTCAGTTTCCCCAACAACAATTGAGAACGTTGACCAAGCAGCCTTTGACTGGCTCAACGGTACCCTTGATGTTAAGACAACGACGAATAAGGGCTTTAACAAGGTGCCTGTTCAATGGGTCGCTGGAGAGAAGTCTCATCAGATAAAGAACAATCCGTCCCTTAGAGACTCTTCTGGAGCCCTTATTCTGCCTCTTATAACACTTGAGAGAACGGCAGTGACAAAAGACCCTGCTCTCAAGGGTACCGCTTGGGGCAACATTCCTAATATGAAGGACAACAAAGGCGGAGCCATTACCATTGCGAGAACAATAAAGCAAGACAAGACAGGCAACTTTGCCAATGCTAAGTCAAAGCAAAGAACTGGTAAGTTAAACTTTAGAACAAGAAAACAGGAAAAGGTTGTCTATGAAACAATAGATATTCCAATGCCTGTCTACATTGAAGCTTCTTATAAGATTTCTTTAACAGCAGAATATCAGCAGCAGATGAATGATATGATTCAGCCTTTCATCACAGAACCAGGCGGAAGAAATTATCTTATCATCGAGAACAACGGTCATCGCTTCGAAGGCTTCATTAGCTCAGACTTTTCATTAGAAAACACTGTAGCTGACATGCAGGGTGAAAGAAGATATGAGACAACAGTCGAGCTTAAAGTTATTGCAGCCCTTATCGGCGATGGTCCAAATCAAGAAACTCCAAAGTTTGTGAGAAGAGAAAACGCTGTTGACTTTAAAATCCTACGAGAACGTTCGATTCTCGACCCCACTATTAAGCCTGAACGACTTTCATAGTTCGCCGAAATAAAAATCAAAAGCAAAAATGAGTTTGGGGCTTCTAATGACTATTTATTAGAGAAAACCATCGTCTAAAGCGATGAAACATAAGTATTTCCATTTTATTCAAGGAGAAGTAAAAAATGTCCATAAAGAGTTTTAAGTTTGTGTCACCTGGTATTTTTATCAACGAGGTAGACAATTCACAGCTTCCAAGATTGCCTGAAGAATTAGGTCCAGTCATTATTGGTAGAGCAGAAAGAGGACCAGCAATGGTTCCAGTAAAGATTGATTCATTTTCAGATTTCGTCGAAACTTTTGGTAGTCCAATTGCAGGCGGTGAAGGTGATGATGTTTGGAGACAAGGCAACCGTCTTGGACCAACCTATGCGGCATTTGCAGCACAAGCTTACTTAAAGTCTGCTTCTCCTATCACGTTTGTTCGTCTATTGGGCGAAAAAAACGCCAACGCAACAGATGAAGGCAAAGCAGGCTGGAAGGTTAACCACGCCTACGGTCTTTTCGTCGGCGACAGTACTGAATCACCAGACGACCGCCACCTCGCAGCAGTTATTTATTCTGACAATGCTGAACTTGGTTTGGATGAAAGTGGTGCCGTCAAAAATGTTGACATCGACATCGTTGGTGGAAAGATTACTTTCGCTGATTCAACAGGAACTTCAGCTACCTCTGCAAAGGTTGATTTAACAATCGACACTGCAATCGCTGGCACAGGCGCAACGATGGACCTTGAGATTGAATCGGTACCATCCGATATCGATAACTTGAGTATAAAGAACGCAAATGTCACCGTCGGCGGCGGCGCAAGCGAGCTTGCATTCACCTTCAACAGTGGCGCAGCAGTCGGAGTTAATACCCCCACTAGTGGTGGCACTGGCTCCCCAAGCATAGAAATTGGCACAAGCGGCGCAACGGCAGATGACGTCGCAACACAGATTGCAACGGAGATTACAAGTTATAATGCGACTTACGCTGGTGAGTTTCCTGTAACGGCATCTGCAAACACCGACGGCGACCAGCCAACTATCAACATGGCACAAAAGAGCACAACAGGCAGTCTCTCAGATGTAGGCGGCATTGATGGTTTTATCAATACGTTTCCATCTGGCACCGAACGAATCAACTTTGTAGATGGAACTTCTGGCGTTGTAACTTTTCTTCTAAGAGACACCGTACCCTCAAGCTTCACCATAAGTCTTGACCCCACAACTCCAACGAGTGCATATGTCGCCACTACCCTAACAGTAGGTCTCCAAGGACATTCGAGCACATCCGCACAGGCAACAGCACTGGCAGCGGCAATAAATCTACCAGCCTTCGTTGCCACAGTTACAGCATCTCCTTCAGGGTCAGTTGTTTCTTTGGTGCAAGATGACACAGGCTCAGTAAGCAACATCTTAGGGTTTCTCCCCACCAGCCCCATGCCATCACAAATTACTTCTAGCGGCTTTGTCAACGGCGCAGCAGCCGTTTTGAACTATTCAAAGACAGTTTTCAACTTTGACGAGAACTCAAAGCTTTACATCAGAAACGTTCTTAACACGAACCCAGTGTTGACGAATGATGACGTCACAAACACTGAAGCTCCTACTGCTAAACAGAACTATTGGTTAGGTGCAACTTTCGATTCATCTTTGAGTGACCCAACTAAAATTGAGGAAGGTAAAGTTTCTAATATTGACAAGGCAAGACTTGTTAAGCTAGGCGCAGTCCTCGGAACATCAGACGGAAAGTTCAATGACATGAACTTATCAGCACAAGCTCCATCTACCCCAATGGTTGTTTCACAATATACAGGACTTCCCGCAGAGTTCACTCCGCAGACCCCACAGGTTCAGAGTCTCTTTAAGGTTCACGCACTCTATGCTGGCGAATGGGAACAAAAGAATTTCAAGATTTCAATCTCAGACGTCGCTGGACCAAAGAACTCTTTTACGAAATATGGAACATTCTCTGTAATCGTTCGTGATGCCAAAGACACTGATGCAGCGCCTGTTGTTTATGAGAGATTCTCAAACTGCGACCTTGACCCAAATTCATCAAACTACATTGGTGTAAAGATTGGTGACATGAAGCAGGTCTGGAGCCCCACAGAACTTCGCTACATCGAAGAGGGGCAATACCTTAACCAGTCTAGATTCATTAGAGTTGAAGTGGTGGACGCAGTAGAGTCAGGCACAATTAACGCAGAGCTTCTTCCTTTTGGATTTATGGCTCCAAAGACCTTTGCAGACATTATCGACACTCAGACCTACAAATTCCCTCAGTTATCACTTCGAGGAGACTCAAGAGGAACAAAGATTTCATCCCCTTCACAGGCATTCTTCGGAATCACCACAGAAGATTCTAGTGAAAGATTTGACCCTTCCTATGCTGATGCAACAAGAAGACTCGTTAATGCAGACGCCGATTTGACTGAGCACACGAAATTCTTCTCACTTGACCTCTTAAAGACACTCGGTAATGTGGACGCAGAATATGACGAAACTTCAATGTCAGGCGCAACTTCTTTTAACGGAGCTTCAGGAGACTACTCAACAGTTCTTGATAAGGGCTTCAACAAGTTCACAATGCCTCTCACAGGCGGCATCGATGGGCTTAACATCACTGAGATTGAGCCTTTCTGCGACACTCACAGCGGAAGTTCCGCAGTTGATAACTACGCCTTCAACTCAATGAAGAAGGCTATCGACATGGTTTCAGACCCAGAGGTTGTTGAGTGTAACCTGATGGCTATTCCTGGCGTTGCTAACCCAGGCATTACAAGTCATTTGATTTCAACTTGTGAAAACAGAGCAGACGCACTTGCTGTAATCGATATCGAGCACGACTACACACCTCGTGGTTGGGACTTGCGGACCGAGTCACTAAGACTCCCAGACGTTAGTTTAGCAGTAAACAAACTTCGTGACAGAAGAATCAATTCAAGCTATGGCTGTGCTTACTTCCCTTGGGTTCAAGTAAGAGATGCAATGAGCGACAAGTTGGTCTGGATGCCGCCTTCAGTAGCGGCATTAGGCACAATGGCTTCATCAGCAGCGAAATCAGAATTATGGTTCGCACCTGCTGGTTTCACACGAGGCGGTCTTTCAAATGGCGCTGCTGGTCTTCCAGTAATCCAGACTCGTTATCGTTTGACTTCAAAGCACAGAGATTCACTCTACGAAGCGAACATTAACCCAATCGCTCAGTTCCCAGCAGAAGGAATTGTTATCTTCGGTCAGAAGACGCTTCAGGTCACACCATCTGCTCTTGATAGAATCAACGTTCGTCGTTTGATGGTTTACGTCAAGAAAGAGATTTCAAGAATGGCTGCTACTTTGTTGTTCGACCAGAACGTCGATTCAACTTGGAACAGATTCTTGTCAAAGGCAGAGCCTTTCTTGGCATCAGTCAAGTCTCGCTTTGGTCTTACAGAATATAGAGTTGTTCTTGACGAGACAACAACGACACCAGAGTTGGTTGATAGAAACATTATGTATGCTAAGGTTTTCTTGAAGCCAGCAAGAGCAATCGAGTTTATCGCTATTGATTTTGTTATTACAAACACTGGCGCTTCATTCGACGACTAAAAACAAAATAAAACTAGGCTGGATAATAAAAGTCCAGCCTAGTTATTTTACAAAAGATTACTTTTAAGGAGATTACTAACATGGCATTTTGGTCAGACGGCACAGGCAACGACCCTAAGAGAGGATTCAGATGGATTCTTCTTATGGACGACATTCCAGTTTATACAGTAAAGAAGGTTACAAAGCCTGCTTTTACAGTTCAGGAATCAACACATCAATACATTAATCACACCTACTATTACCCAGGAAGAGTAGAGTGGCAGACAGTCTCAATGACGTTGGTTGACCCAGTTCAGCCTGACGCAGCACAGACCTTAGTCGAAATCGTTCGTGACGCTGGTTATGCTCCAGCAATAGACGATACAGATTATGGAACAATGAGCAAGGCTAAATCTGTAAACTCACTTGGTAAGGTCAGAATTCGTCAGATTGATTCAGACGGAAAGATGATTGAAGAGTGGTCACTCAACAACGCTTGGGTTAAGGACGTTAAATTTGGCGACCTCGACTATTCGTCAGACGACCTTACAGAGATTGAGGTTGAACTGAGATATGACTGGGCAGAGATTGCTACAGCAAACGCAGGTGCCAGAGGCTCTACGAGAAACTGGGTTTAATTAAAAAAGCCCTTTACATTCCATTTATTTTATTCTATAATAAACCTACCATAATAAACGAAAGAAGGTGTTTATGCGAAACAACGAAGACAGGCTTGGGTCAAAGAAGACTCAAGCCAGTTCTCCTGCTGCTACGCAAGCAGCTACTGGTCCCGCACCATTAGACTTTGTAAGACCAACAACGATTGTAACATTGCCGTCTGAGGGAAAGTTCTATTCAGAGGACCACCCTCTCCACAATCAAGATATAATTGAGATTCGTCAAATGACAACAGCAGAAGAGGATATCCTCACAAGCAAATCTCTTTTGCAAAAGGGTACTGCTGTTGATAAGTTTCTTGAAAGAATCTTGATTGACTCAAGGGTTGGTCCTGACGACCTCTTAATCGGTGACAAGAACGCTGTAATGATTCAAGCAAGAATTGATGGCTATGGTTCCGACTACACAACCCAAGTAGCTTGTCCAGCTTGTGAGGCAAGACAGAAGTTTACCTTTGACCTTGAGGACAGTCTTGCAACAGTGGAGACAACCAATCTTGAAACTGTAACTCAGACAGAACAAGGAAACTTTCTTGTTACCCTTGATAACGATTGGGTCATTGAGTTCAGAGCACTTCTCGGTGTAGACGAAAAGAAGTTAGCTAAAGCAGCAGCAAACAAGAAAAAGGCAGGTCTTGCAGAATCTCCAGTTCAAGACCAGTTGAATGCAATTATTGTTTCCGTCTCAGGTCACACTGACCAGGCGACGATTGCAAAAGCAGTCCAGCACATGACTGGCAAGCAATCAAGAACAATCCGAGAGGCTTATTCAAAGTCTATTCCTAATGTTGAGCTTCGAAGTGAGTTCGCCTGTGGTAGTTGTGGAACGACTACTGAAATGGAGGTGCCGTTAACGGCGGACTTCTTTTGGGCTCGGACCTAAATACATGGAACAAGTCTATGAGACTTTCTTCTTCCTAAAATACTATGGAGGATGGAGTTTTATAGAAGCTTATAATCTTCCAGTCGGACTGCGAAGGTGGTTTGCTGAAAGATTAAATAAGCAAATGGAACAGGAAAACGAGGCAGTTAAAAAAGCCTCAAAGAAGAGGTGACCTTTGCCTTGTTCTGCAAGAAGCCAAGTTTTAACCGACTTGGCTTTTTTGTGCGTATAATTATGTTGTAAAGATGGAAGGAACTATAAAAATGTCAAAAAGTGAAAATAAAAGAATCGAGTCAAAAAGAAATCTAAGTAGACTAAAGCAGATACTTGAGAAGAGAGCAGAGACAAATAAACAGCCATTCCGAAGAAAAGCACAGAGACCACTTAGGTTCGCTTCGCTATTAGTTCTACTGTTTATAACAACCGCCTACACTACTCTAATTTCAAGCCTATTTATTTATTAGAAAAGACTAATTACATTTGATAAAATACATTTTGAGGATTACACAATGACCGACAATAATGAATTAACACCAATCGAAATCGACCTCGGAGCAGCAAGAAAGGGTCAGATGAATGAAATCTTTCTGCAACTGTTTGGTTCTGCTATTCAGGGGATACTCGGAGCAATGTTCGGAGGTGGTCAGATTCCAGTAAAGGTTAAGGGCAACAAAGAAGAGATTTCAGCCTTCGCCAAGACACTTGGTCGAGAAAAGAAATACATTAAGTCTGTAGCCAAATATGGTCTTAATGACCCACGAGTCTATAAAGACAAATTCAAGTTAAGACAACAGGTTTCAAAGTTCGAAAGAGCAACAGGAATTAAATATCCTTTCAAGGGATAATCGGGATGATAAGATAGATGGCTGACGTAACAGACCCAAAAGAACAAGCATGGCTTGAAAAACAGCTTGAGAGAAGCAAGGAACTCCTCGCCGTACAGGAGGAATTGCGAGATGCTGCGAAAGAGAGCGGCGAAGCGGTATTAGTTCAGTTAGAATATGAGGCAACCATTGCAGGAGAGCAAAAAAAACAACTTGAGATAAAGAGGCAGTTAGGTATCCTCACTGATGAGGAGCTTAAGAAATATACGAAAACCCTCAAAGACCTCGATGATGCCTTGAAAAAAATTAACAAGCAAAAGAAAGCCATCGCCTCTATTGGCAGCAAGGTAAAGTTCGTCGGCGAAGCTTGGAAAGACTCTTTTATCGGAGGTCTAATTGATTCAGGCGTCACTATCGACCAAATCGGTTCAAAGTTAAAAGAAACTTTTTCTCCAGCAAACATTACAGGCTCCTTCTTCCTTGCGATTCAGCAAGGAACTATGAAGGTAGTAGCCCAAGCTGGTCAGCTAAGAGGCGAAGTCATAGGGATGCAGGGAAGCATCGACGCCTTCGACGATGGCGTTATGGGAGCCAGCACAGGTGCAATGGCGTTCGGCGTCGGCATAGAAGAAGCCTCAAAAGCTTCAAATGCTCTATTCCAGTCGATGTCCTCTTTTTCACAGGCGTCAGGCACTCTCAAGAATGACCTTATTCAAACAGCAGCATCATTTGAGAACTTAGGAATCTCGGCATCAACCTTCGGCGCAAACATGCAAATAGCGGAAAAGAGCTTTGGCATGACTGGAAGAGAAGCTCTAAACCTTCAAAAGGGAATGGCACGCTTTTCTATGGGGATTGGAGTCTCAAGTGGCAAGCTCGCAGAAGACTTTAGTGCAAACGCTCAAAGCTTTGTTGCTTATGGTGATGCAGGCATCGAGATGTTCAAAGACTTGGCGAGACAGTCAAAACAGACTGGCATCGCAATGAACGACCTTCTTTCAATCACTCAACAGTTCGATACTTTCGAAGGAGCAGCGGACGCAGCAGGGAAGCTTAATGCTGTTCTCGGCGGAGGTATTGTTGATTCAATGCAGCTACTCGGAGCAACCGAGGCACAAAGAATTGATATTCTTAGAAACTCTGTAGCAGCTTCAGGAAAGTCTTTCGATTCAATGGACCGCTTTGAACAGATGGCAGTTGCAAATGCAGCAGGCATCAGCGACATGACAAAGGCTACGGCAATGTTTAGTGAAAAAGCCAGACGCAATGCAAAAGATGTTAACGGCAGTGCAATCTCTCAAGAAAAACTAGAAGAGATTCAGAGAAAATCTACAGCAACAACCAAAGACTTAAGCTTGATAATGGATTCCTTTGCTGTCGCCGTGGGACCAATTGTCTCTATCATCAAATTCTTCACTAACGGCTTTTTGCAACTCAACGACGCTTTAGGCGGAACCCTTACTTATCTTATTGGTGCAGGAATTCTTATTTCGAAATGGACCTCTCTCATCGCCATCGCAGCAAAGACTCAAAAGGCTTGGGTCGCTATAAAAGCATTTGCTAGTATCCTCAGAAAGAAAGAGTTTGCTGAAAAGGTGGCACTTGCGATAAAGAACTACAACCTCGCAGCTTCACAGGCGGTCGTAAACACAACGGCAACCGCAAGCCGATTTTCCCTGCTGGCAATGGGTCAAGCCCTCGGAGCCTTCGGTACCGCCGCCGCCCCAGCGATACCAATTCTTCTAACAATCGGTGCAGTGTTCCTTATGATTGGCATCGGAATCGGCATCGCTGCGGCAGGCTTATCGCTTCTCGCAGATTCGGCATCAACCCTGTTCGGAACCCTGCTCGACGCTGGACCAGTTAAGATGATAGAGATGGCATCGGCTACTTACGATTTTTCTAGTTCTATGTTCGCCCTCGGTTTTGCGGTCCAATCCGTTGCGCCAAGCCTTCTGCTCATGGTAGCAACGCTGCCGTTGATTGGACTGATGTTTGCACTAATGTCAAGCTCGGTTACAGAGGTCGCCAACGGAATAAGTTCAATGGCAGATTCACTTGCTTCAATCTCCTCCGAAGGCGGCATAATAGAATTTACAAGGCAGGTAGGCGAGATTACTACAGACAACGTAGACAACTTGTCAGCACTTATGGACCAAGCAGAAAGATATGTCGAAGTCCAGACTTCGCTAAAGATAGGTGCTCTTGTTGACCCATTCGTCGAAGCACTAAAACAGATGACTTCTATCGTAGCTCCAGCAGCTAAGGCAGCAGGCTCAGGCTCAAAAGAAATCGTCCTTGTTCTTGATGATAGAGAATTTGGTCGAGCAGTAACAGACGTCATCGATGATAAAATGAACATTTCAATGGCATAGGGGGAAAGGTAGATGGGAATAGAAAACAAAGGGTTTACAAACAACGGCGGAATATTCGTCAATAGCATGGACGACCCAACAATAGCACAGGCACTAAAGCATGGGCACCGACTAGAATTCTTCCATGTTCCATCATCCTCCGTCGTTGACTTCAAGGCAATGATTACAAGCTTTTCAGACAACTACGAGTCTTCTTACGATAGCGAAGACGTCTATGGAAGAATGGACCCTATTCAGACTTTTAAATCAACAAGGAGAACTGTGACAGTTGACTTTGATGTTGTAGCAGCCTCATTAGCCGAGGCTAAACAGAACAAGGAGAAATGTGCCCTCTTACTTAATATGCTTTATCCTGTCTACTCTGCACCAGATGGAGCAGGGGCTTCAAGTTTAAAGGCACCACCACTTTTCAAAGTGTTATTCGGAAACTTGATAATGGATTCTTCATCAGGCTCAAGAGTTCCTGGTTCAGCAGCCGAAGGTGGTCTTCTTGGAACGGTTTCAGGCTTCAACTTTCAGCCCGAAGTGGAAATAGGATTCTTTTCAGAAGACTCTGGTGCATTATACCCAAAGGTTGTAAAACTTCAGTGTCAATTAACAGTTCAGCACCAGCATAAGTTAGGCTGGGATAGTAACGGTCAACCCTTTAACGGCAGCTTCCCCTATGGAGAGACATCAGGAAAGGCTCAGGAAGAGGCAGCATCAGCACCTGCGCCTCAAGAACCACTTATGAGCTTGCCAGAGGCTGAAGGTGATTTATTACAGTCAGTGGACCCACAAGCAGAGAAAAAAGAAGCAGAGGAAGCAGCGATGATGTCGTTGCCCAACGGAGGATAATTTAAGATGGCATCACGTTATGACGATAGAGTAATTTTTGAAAATGACGAAGAAGTCTATGAAGAGTTAATTGAGTCGAGAGGGAAGAAAAAGATTTCTCACTACTCAACAGCAAAGATAAATCACCCTAAAGCAAAAGATTTTCAGGGTCTTACTACTCTGAGGCACACTTGGAAGATTGGCGACCGTTTCTACAAGTTGTCAAACAAATACTATGGTAGCACCAAGTTTTGGTGGGTAATTTCAATTTTCAATAAAAAGCCAACAGAGTCAGATGTTTCTCTCGGCGAAGAGTTGACAATTCCAATGCCTCTTGACAGAGCAATGGAAATAGTAAAGGGAAGATAGTCATCAATGGCAAAGGACAAAGACAAATTTACTCAAGCTGACGAACAGTGTTACCTGAACAGGCTAGTTTTAGGTCAATTCGACCGAGGACTTCCGTCCATCTCGAAAGGCAATTACATAACTCTTCGTGGCAATGCTCCTGAATCGATAGTGAAACTATCAAGAGTAGAAGACTTGTCAAGCTTCATTAACATCGAACCGCACTTATTGTCAGCATTGGTTCCAAGAGTTAGATTTTTCAGGGCTTCCTACGACCCTGTTAGCAACGCTTCTTTGAACAAGGAAGTTGAGTTCATTTTTAATGACCACTTTTCGAAGCAAGACGTGGAAAGAATTACGACCAGCAGAAGTGGACGAGGCTATGGCGTCGGTCTAAAATCCTTTTCCTTCGACTACGCTGGCACAACTCCCGCAACATCTGACAGCATTATTGAATGCAACATGAAGCTTCACTTTAATTCTTTAGATGACCTGTTCTCAGTCGGAGACAACGGTATTGCTTTTAAAGACCTCATAACCCCTTCGTCGAGAGAAGTAGGTCAAGACCAAAACCAACCTGGACCAACTCAATACAATCCAGACTACTTTAGAATAAAAGTAGTAGTAGGTTACGCTGACCCTATCGGGAAGGTCTGGGAGAGTCAACCTAAAGCCTTGATTGAACAAATAAAAAAAACGAAAAGGGTCTTTTATCTTACGATAGTGAAACATGACCTTGACTTTAAGGACAATGGTACGATGTCCTTAAGCATCGACTATCACGCCTACGTGGAGAAGGCACTACAGGAGGAAGACTCTGATGTATTTAGGTCACTGCTTTCTCCAGAAGACCGTGTAAAGCTCGATAAAGAGAGAAATAATTATAAAAAGGTTACAAAGAAGCCAAGTGATGGAGAGAAGTGCAAAGATGAAGATGCTGAAGAGGAAAGAGAAGAAAAGATAAAAGCTTCAGAAGAAGGGTTGTTGACAATAAAAGGCAAAGCTTATTCAACACTGTTAACATCTATGTTTGAAAAAAACAGAGTGTTCACAGCTAATGTTACTAGCTTGAAATCACTCAAAGAATTGACAAACGGTGCCACAGGCGAAGACATAAGATTTGGCAGACCTGGCAAGGAGTCCGCCGACTACATGAAGCTTGTCAAAGAAGCGATAAACAATACCGACACCTCGGACACCTTAATTTTCGACAACAGAAGTGATGACATAGATGATGCGATTGAAAAGCTGACTGCGAGAAGGACAGGATTGTTTTCAACTAAAAAAAGAAACCAATATAGGTTTGACTTTTTCTTTTTGGGAGACCTTTTGGACGTCGCCCTTACAACGATTAGCGACGAGAAGGCTAGGTTTAAGAATACAAAGGTTCTCGTTGGAGATGTGCCATATCTAAATTCCCGCACAGGCACCCTGAGTTACATAAACATGTCAGAAATCCCAATTTCTATGAATACCTACGCTCAATGGTTTTTAGATTCTGTTGTAAGGACGGGACAGAAGGACACTTATCCCTTTAACGATTTTGTAAGAGACCTTTTTAACAATCTTGTTCAGCCTATCTTGTCGCCAAAGGGTTGTAAAGATGACGAAAAAAACCGCTGCGGTGACATTGGAGCGATTAGACCTACATTTTCAAGTGAGATATTTGAAATTCCTCTAATCCCAGGGTCTTCAAGGCTATGTCCACTGACCTACAAAGACATGTCCGTGAAGAGTGGTAACGTTTTTTCAAGAGATTTGCAAAGACTTCCACCTCCAAGTTCGATTTCAGAGAATGCGACCTATATCTACTACTATGCTAGAAGTAAGGCAGAAACAGTCTTCACCCCCCAAGCAGGCGATTCGAGAGAAGGGGGAGACAATAAAAGAGGCATTTACCACTTCAGGGCTGCAAGAAACAGGGGACTGGTTAAGTCGATTAAGTTTAAGAAGCAAGACCAGAAGTATCTAAAAGAAGCCAGAATGGTAAAAGACGGAGGCACTTCAACAGGAATCCTTAGAGAAAGATATAATGCGAACATCGTGATGAACGGCTTACCAACTCTTCGACCAGGAATGTTAGCCTACATCCCACCAGATTCATTTGGAATTGGAAGCAGTTCAATGGCGAACGAACTCGGCATCGGAGGCTATTATAGTATTATAAAAGTTCTCAACAGGATTGATAGCAAGTTTGAAACAGAGATTGAGTGTTCCTGGCAAAGCAATGGCACTGGAAAGCAAGATGAGTCTTGCTGTGCTCCAAACGAAGACCCCTGCGACCAGAAGGTTGAGAAGCCCAAGGCAGCGATAGATAAGACAAAGAAGACAAAGGTGGTGGGCACTGGAGATGTTGTTAGAACACCTGCCTTTAATCCATATGCAGTGCCAGTGCCAGGCGAGGGACAAGGACCATAATGAAACATTTATTTAAGAAAAACATAAGAAATGTAAAAGAAGAAGAAATCCCAAGGGGAAATAACGACTTGACATCCCTGGCTTCGTTCTTCCAAGACGAGCTTTATGACAAGTCTTACCCTGGTTTCCAGAACCCAGAGTCGCTTGACCTTCACGATGGATTAAAAGCTCTTTACGGAAAGGTTGATGGTCAAATGTATGCCGTGATGCCTAGAGTCGAAAAGATGACACAAATTTTGTCAGAGAGTGATGAAAGCTATTTCGTTCTCGATTTTGTAAATGAAAACTTTCAAGACATGGTGGAATACTACAATAAGCTCAAGAACATTGGAAAGGTTCAAGATGTAGGCGTCTATGCGAACATCGAGCCTGTAAGAGCTTGGACGAATCCAGAACCTCTCTACCAGAGTTTCAAAGAAACAATGTTTTCACAATTTTCAGAAACCTTTGTTACGCCAACAGTGGATAGCCAGATAAAAGACTACTCTTCATTCGAAAAGGTGTTTCTTAGTTTCATGGCTATGATTACACCCCAGTTTCCTTTTACGAGAACAGAGTTCCTATTAAACGGTCTCAACTCACCAATGAACTCTGGCTTGGCTATAGAGATTTCAAATCAAGATTGTTCCGACGACTACACTAAATTTGCAGGATTCCTCAAAGACCCTAATTATCAAATCTTCACAAGAGCAGCCAAGCGATTTGGATTCAAGGTTGACAAGAATGCACCTTGGAGGCTAATCTGTGATTTAAAATCACCATTCGTTAAGGAAAGGCTGGTCGAGGGGGGAATCTTAAGTTTTGACGAAATCTTTCAAAACTATTATGATAGGACTTGTTCATCAGAAGTCCAAAACCTCAAAGATTTTATGTTAACCGCTTATAACGCCTACGTCAGAACATTTCCACAATATCAGGAACTGACTACTTCGCCATGCTCGAACACTGCGTCGAGAAAAGTAAAGAAGAGGTTTCCATTTAGCGTAAAGCAAGCAGACGACGAGATTAGACCTTCACATTGGATTCGCTTAATGGCTTACACTCGGTCCCTTGAAACATCATACCAGTGGGAGCAAGCCCAGTTTGACTTCTTAATAAAACAAGCCTATGAGATTTTACTTTACAAAGGAGAGAAAGTAGCTTATAATTTTGTTGAATCGCATTTCACGGATAGGTCTAATGAAATTTTTCAAAAAAAGACCTTGACAAAAGACGATGCTTTTGATAACCTAGTTAAGAAGTCGCCCTCTCAATTAAAATTCTAAGAAAGGCTCTAATGCTTTTTCAAACTCTGGACGATAAAAAAGAATGTATAGGTGTCTTCACCGAAGGCGAATTGCATTTTGACAACATCCCAGAAAACTTAACACACACTTGGGCATATTCTCCCTCGTTCGGAAATGAAGGAATAGAGTTCGCACAGATTTATTGTGAGGGCAAGTCTTTATCCGAAGTTTGCCCAGAGCATCTTGCTGGTGACTTGGAAAGAGTGTCTTCTAAAATGAAGGCATTTATAAAGTCTTTCAGCGCAGCAAAGATTTCCCTAAACGAGCATTGCTTCTACGACCTTGTTCCGATAAGATTCTTATTAGAGTTCTACAACGTAAAGAATCAAATCTGTGAATGGGTTTTCCAAAACTACGAAAAGCCTGCTAACCATTCCTTTCTCGCAAAGGCGATGAAAATGGCTTCTGAGATAAGCCACCAGACCTTCGAGATAGATAAAACTGCTCTAAACAAACACGCCGCAGAAGAGCGAGCAAGGCACCTTAGACAGAAGTTGGGAAATGGACCACAAAGCGTGAACTATAACGTGTTCGGGAGCATAACGGGTCGTTTAACGACCTCTAAGAGCAGCTTTCCTATTCTAACATTAGACAAGAAGTTTCGCAAGGTAATAAAACCAAAAAACGACTGGTTGGTTGAGATAGATTTCAACGCAGCAGAACTAAGAACCCTACTCGGTCTATCGGGAACAGAGCAGCCACAGGAAGACTTGCACCAGTGGAACGTCGAGAATATCTATAACAACGAGATTGATAGAGACGAGGCAAAGAAAAAGATATTTTCTTGGCTTTATAACCCGATTTCTCTTGACAAGACAGCCGAGTTGTATTATAGTAGAGACAAGTTGGTAAAGAAGCACTTTGATGGAGAAAGAGTAAGAACACCTTTTGGAAGAACTATTCCAGCAGAAGAGCGAGTAGCCCTAAACTATCTTATTCAGTCAACGTCAAGCGACATTTTCTTGAATAGTGCGATAAAGGTTTGGGAAAAGCTACAGCAAACCAAGAGCGAGATAAGATTCTTGGTTCACGACAGCATTTTGATAGACTTATCCGAGGAAGACAAGGCTATTTTACCAGAACTGATAAAGACATTCTCCCAGACGCCACTTGGAAGCTATAAGGTAGGCGTCAACATTGGAAGAGACTATGGACAAATGAGGAAAATGAGATGAACGTAGTAGGTTTAGGCAATGCAGGTTGCAGCATAGCTAAATATTTTGAGAACTACCCTCAATATAACGTTTTTTATGTAGACGCAGGCTTGGGCAAGTCAGGAAAGTCTTACGGACTAACCAAACGAGACTCTCACGAGGACTATGATAAGAAACAGATAAGAATGGCGAAGTTTATCAGTCAAATGCCCGACACAGGCGAGTGCTTATTCATTATGGCTGGCTCTGGTGACGTCACTGGTGCATCACTTCAGGTTTTAAAATTCCTCGACAAGCGTTTCAAAGTGGATGTTCTCTATATCAAGCCAGACCACGAGCTTCTAGGCAGGACCGCTTATCTTCAAGACAGGATTTGCTACAACATCCTCCAAGAATACGCTCGTTCAGGTGTGTTCCGTTCGCTTTGTCTTATCAGCAACCCTTCTATTGAAGAAATTTTAGAAAATAGCTTGACAGCGACGAATTATTATGAGAAGATAAACGAGTTAATAGGATATACCTTTCACATGCTCAATGTCTTCAAGAGAACCAACGCAGTTTTGGATAATAAGATTGAAAACCCAGAGCAAGCAAGGATTTACTCTATTGGAATGGTTGATTTTGAGACAGGAGCAGAAAAAAGCTTTTTTCCTATTGACAACGAGACAAATAGATGCTACTATTACGCTGTAAATGACAAAGTTTTAGAAGAAGACTATAAAGTGCTGAAAAAGGTCAGTAAACAGGTGAAAGAGAAGATGAAAGACCTCGA